TGGAACATATGGAAGTAAATATGTAAACTGATTATCATTTAAAACACTATTAACTTTAGTTGAAATATTGTATGTTAATTCATTTACACCTTCAATTTTAATTGGTGTACCGCCAGTTAATTCATGAGGAATTGATGTGGTTACAGTAACAACCTGTCCTGGTGTTGCACCGTCACCTGAAATGATGCTTGTAATCTGAAGTCTATCAGAATTAAATGCACCGACTATTTCATACTCAGGTCTCTGTTTTGCAAATCCACCTGGAGTAGCAGGGAACTTCTCATCAATATCTCTAATTGATGCTCTATTGTATGCGTTTGATAATTTACTATAGTAAACATCTAGATCGGTTAATCCACCAAAAGCATCTAATTTATTAACACCATCAGCATATTCAAAACAAGTTACCTTATGATGAGAGAATACTGGTTTAGATCTATTGCTACTATCAAAGTTAGTAGGGTCTGTATATACTGTTGTAGATTCATCTCCATCAAAAATAGAGAACTGCCAGAAATAACAAGCACCAGTAACCCTAAAAATAGAGGTAGACTTTACATTATCATCAGTAGGATTAGGAACATACTTAGGACGAACCTTTGTTTTTCTTAAGTCCAATCCAACAATAGAAGTTCCTCTAGGAACTATAACACCACCTTCTGTACTATTAAACTTATAAAGTATATTATCTTCTTGTGTTAAATCAAAGTTAGAGTTAAGAGTTAATGTTAGAGTATTTTGAGCACCTGATTCTGCACTACTAGGACTAATAGCAGTAGCAGTTCCATTAACATTCTTTATACCAAAACCTGGACGGTTATCTATTAAGTGTTCACCTGGAAATAGTAATATTGTTGTCTTCTCTACTAAATCATTATCATTTCCCCTTAGATATGAAAATCTAGCGGATTCGATAAGTGCTCTTTGTAAGGTCTTAAATGGTTTTGTTAATGAGTTACCCTGATTTTCTATTCCATCAGTGGCATCAAGATCGTTTGGATTTACATAAAGAATGCGACCCTCACTATTCTTTATAAAATTCTCTAACTTATTAAGTGGCATCTTTTTATACTACTAGTCCAGTTGGTATTTCTATACTTTATTTAGCTTTGCTATCTGTCGTTAATTTTGGTTCAACGTAAGTAATCATCTCAGGATCAGCATGATCTTTGATAACTTCCATCACACTCATGAATTGTTCTGTGTTTTCACACTTAACAAATCTAGTTTCACCTTCACTACTAATTAGAGTAATTCTCTTCTTACATACATCAACTATGATGTCTTGTACACTTTCTTCTTCTGAGTTCATAATTAAATATATCGCATAATACCTATATATTCTCAACGTAATACCACGTAACTGCAACTCTTTTTTTACCTTTAGTAACTTCTTCTCCAGAATGGGGATAAGACCAATTAGAAGGAAAAATCAAACCGTAACCTGGTTTTGGTTTTACTGTTAAATGAGGAAACATTGTTCCACCTCCACCTGTCGATTCTTTTAAATATACTATCACAGATATTTTTCTATGATACTCTGTCAATCTAGGTTCTGTTGCTGCATCATGGTGAAATGTATAATTTTGTCCTTTTGTATAATCTAGTGCTTGTATTCCTTCTCTCCAAGATTTAGTTCCCACAGCACCAGGAATAGGATAAAAACTAAAATTTGGATGAATCTTTTCTACCCTTCTCTTATATTCGTCCAATCCATTATTAATACGTTCATGTAATAAACAAGTCTCAGGGTCTTCATCTTTAAGATTAGCACCCATACTACTTCTAATAGTAGTATTTACCTTTGATTCTTCACCCACACCACCAAAGACAGTATTATTATAAAATTCTAATCCATCAATATATTTGTTTACTTTTTTAAGATCAGAAGTATTAAGAATCTTAATTACTTGTATCAACTCATTCATCTAGTTATCCATCTAGTTTAATTATTATAGCATACTATGAAGGTTTTGTCGGCCAACTAGAATGTGTGAAGTCATCTGCTAATGCCTTTGCAGTTAAACCACTATCTGCTGCTATGGTTGCTGGAATATCTCTTAATGCCTGACGATATGTTGCCCACTCAGTTTTCTTACTAGAAGATAATGGAGAATCACTACCTTGAGTCCAATCAGATTGAGTTAACATAATATTTCTATAATTCTTTACTTCATCTAAATGATTCCTAGATGCTTCATAAGCATTTGCTTGAGCAGTTACCTCAGAAGCATGATCTGTAATTGCCTGTGAATATATTCCCAAACTGGTAATCTTATCATTTCCCTTCTCTGCTTCTGGTCTATATTCTATCATACCTTCACCACCATTCTTTTCACTATCCCATTGAACCGCCCATACATTAGAAGGTATCCATGAAATATCAGTATGAGTAACTCTAATAACCTGATTATCTAAGATAATCATATTATCTTCAGCAACAATCGTTAACTTAGTCATTTTCTACACCTCCACTTATGTTTTTCATTTCTCTTGGTTGACTTAATTTCTGTTTCAGTTCTTCTTTATATATCTCTTGTGCCTGTAAACTTACCTTTACAGATTCATTTCTAAAAGATTCTATAGCAGCACCAGTTTGCCTTTGCATTTGTGTATTTTCAATCAACATCATAGGAACCCACTTAACAGCACAGTCCCATTCGTCAATCTGTTCACCTGTTTGAGGATTCATACCACGAACTTGAGTGAACCAAGCACATTCTAATCCAATACAATCCTTTTGTATTAAAGGACAATATTTACCCGATTCAATTTTCATAATAAATTTAGTCCTTAGAACATATTATAACATCAACATACTGAACTGCCAAGTCCAAAGAACCTGAACTACTGACACTAACAGTATCACTATCAGATCCAGAGAAAGATGCACCACTATGTTGGTGATTTCCTAATGGATGTAAATATATTGCGTGATGGTGAGATTGGTTTGAACCAGTACTATTAACATTAGGTTGTCCTGAAGAACCAGCATTTAAACTATCAACAAGACCATATTGCCCACCAGAAGTACCAAGTTTCGCATGATATTGGTGAGTGTGAGATGCTACTTCTCCACTATACGCAACGTGATCATCAGTTACCACATTAAGATATTGAGTTGTAGTAGGATTGCCAGTATTTCCCGTAGTTCCACTAATACTAATACTAGCAGTTCCAGATCCACTAACACTTAAAGATCTACTAGCAAACATACTGGTAAATCCATTACTACCACCAGAACCGCCACCAGATCCACTCACAACTCTGAGTGCTTTGTTGTTATGTGATGTTACCTTAGTCCATCCAGTAGGGGCAGATGATTGATAGAATAACATAGTTGATCCTGAAGGAACACCAGCAGAACCAGTTGGACCACTTGGACCTGTAGGACCACTTGGACCTGTAGGTCCTGTAGGACCAGTTCCGCCTGGACCAGTTGGACCTGGAGGACCATCTCCACCAGTAGGACCAGGAGGACCATCGCCACCTGTAGGACCAGTTGGACCAGGACCACCATCACTTCCGTCAGAACCGTCATTTCCAGCAGGACCAGGAGGACCAGCAGGACCAGTTCCGCCTGGACCAGTTGGACCTGGAGGACCATCTCCACCAGTAGGACCAGCAGGACCAGTAGGACCAGTTCCACCATCAGCACCATCACTTCCGTCAGCACCAGCAGGACCAGTTGGACCAGTTCCACCTGAAGGACCAGTTGGACCAGTTGGACCTGTAGGTCCTGTAGGACCAGTTGGACCTGGAGGACCAGCAGGACCTAGATCTGATATAGAAATAGTGCCTTTCATAGCACTATGATATTGGCAGATATAGTAAAGAGTACTTGGTGCATCAGATGCAACATTCCAAGTTATGGTTCCTGATTGAGTACCGTTATTAGTTACCCCTGTATTATATTGATTACTCGTTCCAGTAGTTTGAGAGGTCTTAATATAGAATGGATGTCCATTTGCATTTACAGTAAAAGTATAACTTAAACCTCTTAATAAAGTTATTGTTGGATTACTGCATACAGCATCAACGCAATAAGAACCAGATCCATTATTTGTTATATTATAATTTCTTGCTCCAGCAGGACCAGTTGGACCTGATGGACCTGTTGGTCCAGTTGGACCTGTAGGACCTGTAGGACCTGTGCCACCATCATTTCCATCAGCACCGTCATTTCCAGCAGGACCAGGAGGACCAGCAGGACCAGTTCCACCTGAAGGACCAGTTCCACCATCACTTCCATCAGCACCAGCAGGACCAGCAGGACCAGATGGACCTGGAGGACCAGCAGGACCAGTTCCACCCGAACCACCTGTAGGACCAGAAGGACCAGTAGGACCTGTTGGTCCAGTAGGACCTGTTGAACCAGGAGCACCTTGCGGACCACTACTTGGAACTCGATCCCAAGCGTATCCATTCCACTTCCAAATTACCCCATTTTCTGTATGGGTATCATTAAGGGATGGACTGTTTGGAAAATCGAATGCTGCCATTTTGCTATTTAGAAGACCCCATCACCATGAATGTTCCACTTATTATTATCAATATAAGTTAATGTAATCAAAGCATATCCAGCTATTTGTCTATTACCTGTAGAGTATCCACCAGCTCCACCACTTACACCAGATTGAGCCCAATAAAGAGTAGTAGCACTAGCATTAACATTT